TTTTCCAAAAGCCATTAAGCAGGCCGGTAACGTAGGCCATAGCTTTTGCGAGCTTGTTGCTACCCTCTTCGGTGCTGTTCATAGAGGCTACCATAAACTTGAAGGCTCCTATAACTAAAGCCACTACTACCGCAATAGCCGTAAGCGCGATACCTAAAGGGGTGGCAATAAAAGCCAAAGAGGCTTTAACCATGCCCCACAGTCCTGTGGTCATTGCGGTAAACGATTTACTGAGTAAGGGCCCGACACCGCCAGCGGCTTCTGCCCGTTGCATAAATCCTGAAAGCCCCCCGTTTAAAAGATTTACGTTCCCGTAAGCTTCTTTTATCGCGTCGCTATACTGGCCTATCCCGGCGATACGCTCTTCGTTAGCGTCGCCGTTGGCTTTTATGAATTGGGTGTTTTGGTTTATCTTTTCATTAAGTACGGCAACCGTAGCCGCCCCCTCCTCGGTTGTAGCATCGAGTTTATTACGAATAAGCCGCAGCTCCTTGTTGTTGTCAATAGCGTTTTGCGTCGTAACGTTTTCGCTTTTCAGCGCTTTATTTAAAGCCTCTTCCGCACTTAGCAGTTGACCATCGGACGTAATGCGGCTTTGCACCACGCCGTTAAGCTGGTTGTAATCTTTTGACAGGTTTTTTACCTGCGCACCAAGCACGGTATATTCAACGGTGTTTTGCTTGCCCTCGTCGCGCAGGCTTTTCATTTTAGCGCGCAGGTCGGTAATCTGTTTACCTACTGCGGTAGTAGACTGTATAAGCAGGCTTTCGTCAATATCGAGCGCGGCAATTTCTATTTTTTCAGCCATAACAAAATTATTTTACGCCCAAAGGTAACATATTACTTTCTAAATTTAAGGTACCTGCGGTATTCTCGATTATTATTTTAATCGTGGTAACGCCGGAAGTCGGGAACTGTAACCGTATACGCCCCAGTTCCGCAGATAGCACAACCGCGTCAGGGGCGTACACTGATACGGTATAAAAGGCATTATTATAAATCGTGTCCTGCCAAATATCGATTATACTATCCGCGTCAATATCCGGGATTTCTACCACGCCAAAACCGAAATGTATAAAAGGGGCAGCCCTTCGCGATTGCTCTATCATAGTAGTATGGATTGACTGTTTGAAAGTACTGTGTTTGCAGTATCGTTTATCCTGAAATAGTTTAGGCCGGTGCCCAGGTAAGGCGTTACAATTGCAAGCCCCCACACAGTACCTAAATCTGCATCGGCTACAGTTGACCATGTCAGGTTATCCAGTGATCGCTCTAGCGTTAAAGTACCGCCGTCGTAATCTTTTGTAAAGGTTACCGCTATTGAAGGCTGGTCTGCAAACTTAGCAATGCCTACTAGCACAATAGCGTTTGCCAGCACTGGGGTATCTGAATACAGCACCCGCACCAACTCAACTTTTGTTACCTTTTCCGGGACATAGTTATGTATCGCGTTTACCAAATAATAATTTGAAAGCTGCTCGATATAGATAAGGCTTTTAAAGTCGAACGGCACCACGTCCGCATCGGTTAGCCAAAGGTAAGCCGTAACGATTTGTGTACGGTCAAGTATTGCCGCAAGGGGGTTATAGTATGCCGCCTTAATATCTGTAAAGCTCAGGGCTAAAAAACTTTCACGGTAGAACGCCGTAACTTCGATAGAATTACCTAACGCATGTGAGTATATATTTATAGGCGTATCGTTTACATGGTCAGCCCGCATAAGGTAATACCGCTTATCGAGTTGCTTATAATTTATAGAGTCGTCTTCTTTAACCTCTTTATCCCACAACTTGTAAACATTGCCCTCCTGCCCTATGTACGTGGTACGCTGGCGCTCCGGGCTGTATATCTTACTTTGCAGTACGCTGCGGCTATCGGCAAGGTTTACATTGTCTACCTGTATAAACGCGTCGCTATGGCTTGCCTCTTTGTCGTTGTACGTGTAGCGCATAAAATTGCGCTGCGCATAACTGCCGAAGGCGTAGGCCTCGCTATCTTTACCGTGGTATTTTTTTGACCAGTCCACGACGTTAGTATTTTGCAGTACCTCCTGCAACGTCAGGAACTCGTAATTTTTACTGTACTTATCTTTGAACAGCGTAAGCCCGAAGCGTTGCACTATCTCGTTTATAAAATCTTTAATGCTGAAATCGGTAAAGGCTTGGGTAAAGTCAATAACGTTAGGGTCAACGCGTACAAGGGTAACCTCGAGCTCATTGTCGTCCGCGGGATTTAATATGTAGCTGCCTGTTTCGCCCACACCTCTTGTAATAACTACTGCCACACTGTCAAGCTCGTTAAGCTGGAAGGGGGCAGAACTCAATTCAAATTCAAGGCCATACGCCAGGCTGTCAGCATCGGAGCCAAATACGTAGTAGTTGCTCTGTGTCAAGGCTCCGTTCGCCCATGCCGCTAACGGGTCTAAGCCCTCACTGTTTTTAACGATACGGATATGCGCTGGCTGTGGCTGGGTGCTGCCCTGTGTACGTGTTCCGTATAGCGTACCCTTAAGCTCAAAACGGTACGTACCGGTAGAGGCAACTTTTAAATGCCTGCTCTCTATTATGGCATTAAGCTCGTTAAGGTCTGCAAGGTTTACTTTTGCATAATAATAGCCGTTTACGTTCGGGCTTTGAAAGGCATAGTCGTCACTATGGAAAACAGGGTGATCATTCTCACCTGTTGTGCCTAAGCCTTTCGGAAAAGTAAGCCATAGGTTTTGAAAGTTAAAGGTGCTGAATACCGCGCCGGAATACCTAACGGCAAAAGTTGACATTACCAAATCCCACAACCACGATACTTTAACGCTCGGCACCAGGTAGTCTATATTAACCTGCGGCAATCCTGTTTCGGGGGTAGTGTCGCCGGGGTCGCCGTTGTAATCTGCCAAAATGTAAAGGTAGGGCAGCCCTGCGGTAAAGCTGGCTACCACTGTAGCCACGTCTTTGCTGTGGCTTATCTCGGTTAATACTAAATCTGATAAAGCCTTATTCTCTATATCCTTGTACAAATCAATAATGCCGTCTACCAGCGCAACGTCGTAAGTCTCGCCTGCATCGGTAACGATAGCCCGGCCATTATAAATAAAGCATTCGCCGCTTTCAGCGTACAGGCTCGCGAGTATTTTATTATAGGGTATAAGTGTAGTATTCCCAGGAATAGTCATATACTCCATAATACGGGTATTAGTTGCCGTCTTAGGGAGTTTAAAGGTATTCGTAAAATTAGCCTGCCGCGTATCAATCGACGCAAGGTTATTAACCTGTTTAGTCTGTGCTATTACAGTGCCGGGGGCAAGCTCGGCCTTAACGCCGTTTAGGTAAAGTATCATAGGGTAACGGTATCACGTTGCGGCAAATCAAAGTCAAGGGCGAAAACCGATTTATTATTTTTATATTCCTTAACCCGCGCTTGCGTAGTTCTAAGAGTTACCTCCTGCCAATCGTATTTACCGTTGCGGCTAAACGGTGCGCCGGTGAACATATAAATTTTAGGGCTGTCAAGTATCTGCCTAACGATAGCAGCCTCCTGCTCGGTAAGTATCTCGGTTACTACGCGTATCGTGTCTTGTGTTGTCTGCCCAATATTTAAGCTCCTGGCCCTTGTAGTTTGGATATTATCGAAATCGTTGTACAAGTCGCCCAGTGACTTAGTGCTGCGGTCAATCGCTGCCGTGTCTTCAAACAGCCAATAGCTGAAGCCTGCTGACTGGTTAAGGAATTTAAAGTAAACCCCGCAACGGTACGGCACTTTCTCAATGGTTAGGGATTTATCTGTAACCCCGCCCAACTCAAAATGATTTATAGTGAGCTGATTTTGCCCCATGATCAGCGGCAAAAACTCTTCGATTGTTTCGTCTGTACGCCCATCGCTAAAGAACAGTCGGCAAAGTATGTAATTGTTTGTAGAGAAAGCCGCCGAAAGCAGGTTAGTATTATTGTAAATAAAAATATTGTCTTCAGGCGTGTACACTGGCAGGTCAAACGGGTAACCCTCCCAATACTTTACATAGTTGGTATTCGTGGCTAAACCTGACAGCGGTGAAAGTACGTGCAGCTCCGACTTGCTCAGGGCTTTATACTGGCCTATCTGCTGCGCACCGGTAAGGAATGTGAAAGTTGCCGGGAAGCCCTCGGCCGTGTCGTCTTCTAAAGTAACAGTAAAGGTGTATACTTCTGAATTGTAGAACCCCGGCGCTCCATTATAAACAAAGCTATCAGCCTCGATAATGTCAAGGTCGGGCGTTACGTTGTCTTCAAAGTTTTCCGTATTGGCGTAAGCCGCTAAGAACGGCTTAAGGTTTATGTAAAACGAGCCATCGGGCGCAGGGTATAGCCGCACGGTAAAACCCGCATTAGTAACGTCGCAGTATTTAGCAGGCGTGCCGCTGTCTTCGTAAAAACGGAATACCTGGTTATTATATACCCATCGTAGCGTATCAGGGTTTAGCGCGTCTATAAAAATTATTGCCATTACTTTACTGCTGTTTTTAAGTGCCTTATTATATCGCTGGTAATCGTTGGCAGATATGCCGCGCTTACCTTATCAATTATTGATTGTATCGCCTCAGCGGTTACTACTTCGCTTATAAGTTCCACGCCGCCGTACTCTTCTCGCTTCCAGCCCTGCCTGCCTATCTTGCGAGCGATAAGAAACGCAAGGCTTGTAATAGATATTTCGCCCTGCAGGCGTGCCGCTATGCCTTTATCAATAAGCCATTGCAGTATTACGCTGCTGGGTGGTTGCTTACCGGGGCGGCGTCCTGTCTCGAGCTGCTGTGAATACGGTAAGCCCAATACCGAAGCGTGGTAACCGCCGTTCATCTTTTCAGTTACAACCGTTTCCAGGCTGTCAGCCCATTTGCCACTTGACCTCATACCCTTAGCATCGTATGCCTCGATTAGCTTCAGGCGTAAAGCCTCGAAGCTGTCAAATAATATTTCGTCAGCGGTTTGCATTAGGGTTGCGGTATCGTTATCATTAGCGCTTCACTAAATGCTGAGTACGCCCCGGCATTACTTTTAAACCTGCACTTAAATTCAAAAGGAGTTAGTACTGGTAGCGGTGGTACACGCTGCATAAGGTCGGCTTTATGCCCGGCCTGGTTTATATCAAACGGCGCACCGTCTATGAAAGTACGGTAGAGTTCACCGTCTATAAAAAACTCTAAGCGCTCATACCCAGTTGCGTAATATTGTACATCATACTCATACGTGAAGCTAAGTCCAATAGTGTTGTAACTTGTTACTTCAGGGTTTTGCGGCGGGGTAAGCGTATTTATATCGTAGTCAGTAACCACAAGGTTAAACGGTTTTGTCATAAGCCCCCCGTCGTAATTAACTTGTAGCCCGAAAGTAACGTTATCCCCTTCCGGTAGGTTGCCTGTAATCAAACCTGTAACGGTATCTATGCTCAGGTACTCAGGTAGAAAAGTAGCGTTATAGCTTAAAGCCGTACCGCTAAATTCTATTTGTAGAGAGTAAGGCACACCGCCGTTAACATAGTTACCCTGTGAAGGGTTTAATATTTGAGGGCCACCACCGCCAGGCTCTCCACCTCCACCCGTCGCGGGTATGTATGCACTATCCACTTTAACGCGGTAGCTTACAAGCAGGCCATCGAAATTAGCATCGAGCGCGTCGGTTATATCCACGCAATCCCATTGCGTTACCGCGATACTGTCACAGGCCAGCTGGTTCCCTATTTCTCCAAACAGAGTAAGAAGCGGCTCGATGTTCAAAGTGTATTTGCTTATCGGTTCATTACCGTTCTCGTTGAATATTGGCGCGTCAAGGTTGCTATGCTTTACCAAAAAGAATTTACCTTCATATGTTACGGCGGTTATAGCCGTACCGGTTTGATTGTATTCGCTTTTACGGTTGGTGTACTCATGCAGCATATAAATTTTATCCTGCTCAAGTGTACCGTCCAGTAAATTCAAAGCAGCCTTTTTACCATAGTGGTATTCAAGGTCGCGGCCTTCGGCTATGTCCTGCAATATGCGTACTATGTCCTGCATTATTTACGTTTTCTTTTAGCCCTGTTCTTTGCGCAGGTAGCATTGTGCTTTTTTAACTGCAAAGCTTTAAGTTTCTGCGATATTGTTAGCCCCGCTATTCCTGCTAATAACCCTATATCAAACATGGTTTAACTGTTTTTAAGTTTATAAAATTCCTGCTCTACCTCGCTTTGTGCTTTAACAGCAATCAACAGGTTAAGCACTTCGCCGTAAGGCTTACGCCCTAAATCAAAAGGGTAGTAGCTGAATAGCTTTCCCAGGTTTACCAGCGGTAATATATCGCTCATAGGTTTTAACTTGTCTGCCCCTGCCCTTTTCCACAGGTCCTCGTCTTCTGCCTTGCCGGCAAATATCTTTTGTTCCTGCTCGGCTAAGATAGTAAATTCCTGAATAATAAATGCTTTAGCTGTAAAATATTCTAAAGCGGTTGCGTTCCAAATACTTTCCTGCCCAACGCCAAAGCATACCTCGAATAACTCGAATGCAGCCTCAAGGCTTTGCTGCTGCAATAGTTTTAAGCAATGCCGGGTATTGATATAGGGCATGGCGTTTACGTTGAGCAGCTGGCCTGCAAAACCGTTCTTAGGTTTTAAAGCAGAAAACACCGCGTTATGCAGCGCGGTGGGTTTCTCATAGTATTGCTTAAGGGTTAGGTTTTTCAAGGTGGGCTATTACTTTTTCATATTTTGCAATGCGCTCTACCAACTTAGGATTACGGGCGTTTGGGCTATTTTTATACTTTGTAAGCGTTTGGTTAAGGCTTAAAAGGCATTTGTCTTTATCCCCGTAGAACAAAGACAAATGAAAAGCTGCGGTTTTATCTATTGACATACTACTTCAGCTTTTTTAACAGGTAGCCATCTGCCGCCAGCTTTAACCGACCAGTAGAAAAACCTGTTGCCTACTTGTTTAACTTCGAAATCTTTACCGTTGATTATTGTTTTCATGGTTTTTATATTTTTACTTGTTGTTATCTGAGTACAAATATACACCAATATTCTAAACTACCAAACTTATTTTTAAAAATATTAAAAACTATTTTTAATTATCTACCACTTACCCTAACACTGGCGGTATAATTCTTACGCAGTGCAAACCAGTAGCGCATCATAATGCTATCCCATTCGTCAGGGCTTCGGCCTATATGCTCCTTAACTTTATCCTTCGGTACTACACCCTGCTTACCGTCTTTGTCAATATCTTTCAGCTTCACCTGTTCCATCTCTTCAGAGGTTATACGCTGTACCTCGCTATCTTCGCATATCTCTGCTGCCAGCTTGTCGGCTATAAGCTCAGCCATTTTAATACTACATTGGCTTTTAAGGTTGTCGTAGTTGGGTTTGATGTAAACATTGCCTTCCAGCATTTCAAGAGGGCTGCTGTTATTCACAAAGCCTTTACAGCGTAAGCCATCTACCACACCGCCACCTACACCGTCTTCATCAGCGATAATGTTATTAACCGGTACACCGTTGGCCGTTGCCAGCTTGCGCACTGCTGAGATTGTTTCGGGGATAGTACTTACTGCCATGGCATAACGCTGAACGCATACCCAGCCATGCCACAAACGTATAACCGTTTTGTCCTTGCCCTTCCTGGCAACGTCTACCGTTATATACTTTTGGCCTTCCGGCCTTACATGGCACTCCGCTAACGACTGCACAAAATAATCGCTTATGCTGTCGTGATCGATAAGGGTTGCCGGGTCGTCGTCATATTCCCAATTGCCGAAGTAAAGGCGTTCACGGCTATTTTTGTCAAGCCTTAGCAGGGCCTGTAAATAGCTTGGGTGTAAGTGGGGGTTATCTGTAGGCAGCGATTGTATAAAACGCCGGTGGGGGTCAAGTGTGTTGCCCCTATTAGGTTTGTAGAATTCCTTGTACGTCCAGTTCTTTGAGGGGTTGCAGGTTCCCAGCATTTTAGGGATGAGGTTAAACTCGGTAAGCTTGTAACGTATACGGCTTTTAACTATTTGCCAGGCTTTGTAGGCTACCTGATTACACTCGTCAATAAAAGCCCCTGTGATCTCGAGCGAGCCCAGTCCATCGAAATTAGGATCCGCGGGGTAAGAAGCTAAATCCTTTAAAATTATTTGGCTGCCGTTATTCCAGTTAATAACGCTATCCTGCCCGTTGTACTTGAATTGAGCCCCCAGCTTTAAAAGCGTTGACAATTCAAAAAAAGTATTTAGCGTTGTTTCCTTCAGGGATTTTAATTTGCTACGGCCCATTAGCCAACGGCTGCCGGGGTACTTTTGGCACTGCTCTATTAACCAAAGGCAGCCTAAAGCTGATTTACCACCGCCGGCAGCGCCGCCGTATAGTATCTCTTCAGTCTGTTTATCTTTCAGGAAATAAACAGCGTTATTCTGCTTTGTTAAGAGTTCCATTTAAGCCGATATTCTCTTTTGTAAGTTCAGCATAGTAACATAATCAAAGTGAACAGCGGGAAACTCTTTAGCGAAATCTATTTGCTTGTCATGGAGTTCGTCGGCTAAAGGCTGCAATTGTTTTAAGTATTCAGCTACATATTTTTTAGCGTATCCGTAATTATCGTTAGCGTAAACAATAGCCTTTATTATTTCTGACAGAGGAAGTAGTGATTTCATGGTTTTTATATTTTTACTTGTTGTTATCTGAGTACAAATATACACCAATATTCTAAACTACCAAACTTATTTTTAAAATTATTAAAAACTATTTTTTACTCTACGGGTTTAGTTCCAGCACCCAGGCTTATCACGTTAATGCTTTCGCCGTTTGTAGTTACATCAGTTTTATCAGTAAGCCCTAACTTGCGTGCGATAATGCTCGGGTTATACGCCCCTACCGTGGCCCCTTCGAACTGGTGCAGCTCAACAACTGAGCGTATACGTGAACAGACTTGTACAAAGTCATTATGTTTTTCGTAGTTATGAAACGTTTTGACGGATATATCTGCGAACATACAAAACGACTCTATGCTCATAGGCGTAGACGTTGGTATTTTTATCAGCGTACCGGCCAGGTCTCCAGACTTAACCGCTTCGTTCTTTACCCAAACACGGTTAGCCATCCAGGCGAAATACTTTTCAGCTTCATCCCAAAAAGCGTCGGGGGTGTACTGGTGGTCCCTCCCGTGTTTGTTTCTGAATTGCCAATAATTATTTCCTGCTGGTGCTCCCATGGTTTTAAATCGGCGGTAAGTATTCCGCACCTCACAAACTTACGAATAAATTCCAAACTGCCAAA